AATCCACCTCCACTATCCAAAGTTACTAGTGGAACAAAAACTGTAAAAGTTACTGCTGTACCACCAGGAGTTACACCTTTACCTGGATCTACAGTATTTGCTAGTGAAGCACTTGGTACATATAGTGGATCTGGAACTATCTTAACTCAGGAGACAAGTAGAGTTTCTGTTAGAAATCCACCCCCACCAGCAGCTAAACCAACAGAAGTTCAAGTTCAAACAAAAGCAGTTCATAGAGATCCTCTTGCACAATCATTTACTGTTGATGGTAAAGGAGTATTTTTAACATCATTTGATTTATATTTTGCAGCAAAGGATCCTCAAGCAAAGATTTATGTAGAACTTAGAACTGTTGAACTTGGAACTCCAACTTCATTCCTTGTTCAAGATTATACGCAAGTTGCATTAAATCCTGATCAAATAAACATTGCTGAGACAACGTTTGGTGTTAAGAGCATGGCTGGATTTGATGATGCAGCAAGTGGTTCTACTCCAGGTCAATTTGGTTATGAAGTTGATTATCCATACGCTAAATCGCAAGGATTCTCAGATGCTGATATTAGATATTTCTTAGAAAATGTATATACTGGCGTCATTGGACCAAGAATGAAAGAGATTTTGATGGACACTAGTTGGGGTGTATACGCCAAACCAACTATTCCAGAACCAGTTCCAACTAGAATTCGCTTCCCATCCCCTGTATTCTTGGAAGCAGGTAGAGAATATGCAATTGTAATTCTTTCACCAGCATCTGATGCCTATGAAATGTGGACTGCCACAATGGGTAAGAAAACTGTTAAAACCCAAAATCTCCCAGATTCTCAAAATGTAATTGTTACTAAACAATATATTGGTGGTAGTTTGTTCAAATCTCAAAATGGAACTATTTGGACTGCTAGCCAATATCAAGATCTTACATTTAAACTTTATAAAGCTAAATTTGTCCCATCAGGAACTTTAACATTCTATAATACAGATCTTACACCTGGAGGAACAAATGTTCAGACACTTGTAAGTAATCCAATTGAAGGTTTACCAAGAAAATTAAAATTATCAATCTCAGGAACTTTAAACCCTGCCGTTGTTTTAAGTACCAAGATTGGTGAGGGAACAAGTCCAAGTGTTACTGGTATTGTTGAAAATCTTGGTGGCCCAATTTTTGCAACAGGAACTAATTCTGTCGGTATTGTTGCTGTTGGAGTTGGATATTCTAATGGAACATATACCTCAGTTCCATTATATTCAATTAGTGGCAAAGGAACAGGTGCTCAAGCAACAATCACTGTCTCTGGTTCTGTAGTTTCTGGTGTTAATATTACTTCAACAGGAAACGGATATGTAACTGGTGAAATTTTAGGAATTACTTCAACTAGTGTTGGTGGTGGTAGTGGTGCTAAGATTGGAGTTAAAACATGTGGTGCTGCTGATTCAATTTATCTTACTAATGTTCAGGGTGAAAACTTTACAAACAGTGCAACTCTTGTTTATTATACAAATCCAAATTCAGAATCATCAAGAACTACTGCTGGTGCAACAGTATCTTCATCAACTCTTATTTCCGATGAATATTCTGGAAATGTTTTTAGAATTAAACAATATAATCATGCACATCATGGTGGAAATAACAAGATTGAAATTAAAGATGTTTTCCCAGATAGAGAAAAAACAACTCTTACTGCACCATTTGGTTTAAATGATACTGTAGTATCTGTTGCAAATACAACAATATTTGCAACATTTGAAGGAATAACAACAAGTCGTGGATATGCATTGATACAGAATGAGGTTGTATCTTATAGTAATATAACCCAAGTTTCTGGAAATGCAGGAACTCTTTCGATTGATGGTAGATCATTAAATGGCACAGTTAAGACAACACATGCATCTGACGATTTTATACAACCATATGAAGTAAATGGCGTTTCTCTCATGAGAATTAATAAAACTCATGATATACCTTCAACATACTACAATGTAGAAAATTCCAATCTCGACAATTATTTCTTAGAGTTTGATAGAACTACACCAACAAATAGATCTAGTGGTAGCAATATGGTTAATTTTGCAACCAAGAAAGGATTTGGAGGAGATGTAGTAAGTGTTTCTCAGAATCACCAATTTAGTTCTATTCAACCGATGTTTAATGTAATTACCCCAGGTAAAGGAACATCAGCATCTGCACAACTTAGAACTATTTCTGGAACAAGTGCGGGAGGGTCGGAAGTTTCATTCTTAGATCAAGGTTATAACCCCATTCCTCTGAATACGGTAGTTCACTATCCAACACCTAGAATGGTTGCTTCGAAGATCAATGAAACCACAAGATTAACGACATTACCATCAAATAAATCTTTAACTTTAAAAGTTGATTTTAAAACAGAGGATGAAAATTTATCCCCAGTGATGGATATTCAAAATGCTACTTTTATTCTTGGTAGAAATAGGTCTAATAATCCAATTTCCAATTACGTAGATGATTCTAGATCAAATCAAATTAATAATGATCCACATGGATCTGTATTTGTTACTGAAATAATCTCTCTTGCTCAACCAGCAACTAGTTTGAGAGTTCTAGTTGCTGCAAATAGACAGGAAGGAGCAGATTTTAGAGTTTTCTATCGCCTATTTAAAGCAGATTCTACTGATATCTCTCAGAGTTATATTCCATTCCCAGGATATGATAATTTAATTGATACTGATGGTGATGGATTTGGTGATCGCGTTATTGACCTAAGTAAAAATAGTGGAAGAGCAGATGCTTTTGTAACACCTAATGATCCAGTATCATACTCAGAGTACCAATTTACAGCAAATAATCTAGATCAATTTAATGGGTTTGCTATTAAAATAGTAATGTCATCAATAAATGAATCAACCCCAGTAAAACTTAAAGATTTTAGATGTATTGCTCTTGCATAATATGAATGATAATAACAATCTAATCCCTGTTGAAGGTTACAATAACCTCTTCAGGGATAGAAATACAGGTGCTATACTGAATAAAGACAAGTCTGCCTATAATAACTATATGCGGATAAAAGAACAAAAACAAAAAGAAAAAAATGAAATAGATCAGATCAAATCTGATATTGAAGAAATTAAATCTTTATTAAGGGAGTTAATTAATGGATCCGGACAAAATTAATTTAGAAAATCTTAGCAAAAGTTTTGAATATTTCAAAACTGCATCTGAAATTGATAGTATTGATTGTGTAGATACTCTTAGAAATATTGCAAAATCTTATATAAAACTTTATTTTAAACAACAAGAAGTCATTTCTTCTTTTGGTACTTCATTTGAATCTATCGGATTTGATCAAGTATAAATATATTTTAGATCCTGAACTGTTTATAAATGGCAGAAATTAAGGTCAGATTAGGGCAACAACCCGCAGTAAAAGTTATATCTTCACTTGCTGGTGCTCAAGGTCTTTCTTTGTCTGAACTTAGTGATGTTAATGCCACAAATTTGCTTGATGGTATGGTTCTAGTTTATAATGGTGCCACTAGAAAATGGGACGCTACATTAACCCTTACACCAGGGGCAACACAGAATTTAGACATCAACGGGGGAAATTTCTAAATGGCAAGTATTATCAGGATCAAAAGATCCTCAGGTACTAACAAACCTTCCAGTCTAAATTGGGGTGAATTAGCATATGTAACAGGTATTGGAAGTTACGGGGGTCTTAATCAATATAAAGATAGAATTTATGTTGGTGATGATGGTAATAATGTAAATCCAGTAGGTGGATATTATTACACCTCCATGATGGAGCACCAACCAGGTACTGTTGCTGGGGTTTCAAATACAAGAAATAGTGATGGTGGTATAGTTGCTGTTCTTGATAGTAATAGAAAAGTAGATCAGTGGAACGTAGATAACTTACGTCTTGATGGTAATACATTATTATCAACTAACACTGATGGTGATATTGTTTTAGATCCAAATGGAACTGGTGAAGTTAATATTGTCGATGATAATTATCTAAGTTTTGGTAATGATAAAGATGTAAAACTTAGATATGATGAAGCAACTGATAATAGATTTGAAATAGAAGGTGCTGATTGGGCATTTGCCGATGGCGTAGCAATTAACATTGGCGATATAACTGAGTCTACCAATAAAGACACCGGTGCTCTTGTAGTTGAGGGTGGTGTTGGAATTGAAAAAAATCTCAATGTTGGTGGTTCAATAAACATTAGTGGCACATCAGTATTTGACTCCGTTAGAATTCAAGATAATGTAATATCAACATTGTCCGGTAGTGGTGACACTCTATACATTGATCCATATCCTGATGGATTAAGTAGTGATGGAACAGTTGTTATTAAAGGAAATCTACATGTTGATGGAACAACCACATCTGTAAATTCAACAGTTCTATCAATTAATGATCCAATAATTGTTATCGGTGACGTAACAAGCACTAGAACTGTTATGTCGCCAGTGGCATCTGGTGTTTCTACAATTACTATTGATTCTGTAGTTGGCATCAACACTGGTGATATTATTCAAGGTAGTGCATCATTACCAAATAGTGGTATAACGACTATTACAGCATACAATAGTACCACAAAAATTATCACAATTGAAGGAACCACAACTGCTGGTATTAGTACAACTACACAATTAACAATTACACACGCATTTGATACTAATACTGATCGTGGTGTTGCTTTTGATTATAATACTGGCGTAGGTACAGCAAACAATAAGACTGGATTTTTTGGTTATATTGATGGTACAAATACTGGTAGTGCCGCACCAGCAAGATCATGGACTTATATTCCAGATTCCACAATTACATCTCCTGGAAATGTAACTGGGACAAGAGGATATCTTGATGTTAAGGGTATTTACTACCAAACTGGTGATTTTAACACTCACGGTGTTGTATATTTTGATTCTGATGGACTGCAGACTTCTACAAATAATCCATCATCACCAGTAATCACATCTAAGCAGATATTAACTGCTATCACAAAAGTTACTTTATCATTACCATCTTCAATCTCAGTAACTGCTGGGGATATCATCAAACAAGATACTAGTGGTGCATATGGTATCGTTGAAACTGGTGGAACATTAGTTTCAGTAAGTCTTATTGGTGTTGAGGGTACATTTACAAATACTTATAATATCAGAAAAGAAGGTGATAATGGAGCAATTCAAAATCTCTCTATAACACCCTCCACTGTTTCTACCATATATACTAATAAGCCACATTGGACATCAACTCTTGACGGGGGAACTTTTTGATTTATGACCAGAGATAGTGAAGTTGATATTAATGTTTTAGTGCGTTTGTATAATCAAAAATTATCAACACTAACAAATCAAAATGTTTTGTTAGAAGCAAAACTCCAAACTTTATCTGATGATTTTGCTCAAGAAAAAAATGAACTTTTAGCAGCAAATCTTGAACTTCAAAATAAGTATGATGAGTTGAAGAAATCCAAAGAATCTGAAGAGTAAAGAGAAAAATGGCAAAACCAGCAAGTAGGCAAGAACTTATTGATTACTGTCTAAGGCGCCTGGGAGCGCCTGTGCTGGAAATTAACGTCGATGACGATCAAATAGATGATTTGGTTGACGATGCCCTTCAATACTTCAATGAACGCCACTTTGATGGTGTTGAGAGAATGTATTTAAAATATCAAATAACA